TCAGCTAGACAGAACACAGGGCGGTATTTCAATACCCAATGGTGCTGTGTATGTGAATTACAATGTAGCAGCAGATGAACCTCAGCTGGCTACCTTCAAAGCATATCGCAGAAACGGTGTGTTTCCTACTCAGGTAACCGGCACACCAGTAACTGGTGTTACATCAAACGGAGACAGAAGCATAGAGTTTTCTGTAACACAACCTGGTACATCAGGATTTACCACTGCTGTGCCTGCAACTTTTACACCAGAAGGTGACGAAGAAGATGCAGAAAGATTTGCAGATGCTGTAAACAGCTTGGGCATAACTGGTCTAAGTGCTACAGTAGATTCTCAGAACAGAATTACTCTTGAGCACGCCACAGGGGGCGACATTAGATTTACAGATGATGGCACCAATCCCACACTAAGCGGCCTAGGATTTTCAGAATCCACTGCTGGTGTTTCTTTTGTTTCTGGCACAACAGACAACACTGTTCCTTTACAATTACAGGCAAGTCTTTGGACTGCAACTACGCCTGGTACAGACGAAGCATTCTACACAGCTTCGGCATCTGAAGTTACTGCATTAACTACAGACGGTAGACTATGGTACAATTCAATTGTGGACGAAGTTGATCTAATGGTACACGATGGTGATACCTGGGTTGGCTATCTCAACGAATTCCCAGGCACAGATCCAGCAGGTCCTATAGTAAGTGCAAGCACGCCTACTAACCAAAGCAACGGAGATGAACTTGTGACTGGAGACATCTGGATTGACACATCAGATATTGAGAATTATCCGCTAATTTACAAATTCAATGCAGAGCTGGAAAATACACCAATTGAAAATCGCTGGATTCCTGTTGATACATCAGATCAGACCTCAGAAAATGGTATTGTATTTGCTGATGCAAGATGGAGCACAAGTGGTGAAAGACAAGAATCTGCTGATATTTCAGAACTTCTTGTAAGCGATTACCTCGATCCTGATGCACCTGATCCTGCACTGTACCCAAGAGGCATGCTGCTTTGGAATCTTCGCAGATCAGGTTTCAATGTAAAGCGATTTGTAAGAAACTATATCAACCAAAATCAAGACAATCAGAGATTTGGCGGAGAGTCCATGGACGAGTATTATCCACATCGCTGGGTAACAGAAAGCGGAAATCAACCCGACGGTGCTGGAAGCTTTGGAAGAAAAGCACAGAGAAAAGTGATTATTCAGGCTATACAGGCCATGCTTAATTCCAACGACGACATCAGAGATACAGAAGGCAGAGCATTCAATCTAATGGCTACGCCAGGTTATACCGAAGTAATTGCTGAAATGATTTCGCTCAACTTTGACAGAGGCCTTACTGCTTTTGTAGTAGGAGATGCTCCTGCAAGACTTCGTCCTGATGCAACAAGTCTGAACAACTGGGCAACAAACGAAGCTCAAGCGCCAGAAGACGGTCTTGAAGGTCTGGTAAGCAGGGACGAGTACATGGCTGTGTTTTATCCCTGGGGATTTACTTCAGACAACTTCGGCAGAAACGTTGTTGTTCCGCCAAGTCACATGATGCTAAGAACCATGATTCTAAGCGATCAGGTATCGTTCCCCTGGTTTGCACCTGCTGGAATTAGACGCGGCGGCATTACAAATGCTACTTCTATCGGCTTTGTTGACGACGAAGGCGGCTTTGTAAGCATATCGCTCAATGAAGGTCAGAGAGATACACTGTATGAGAATAATGTTAATCCTTTAACATTCATAAGCGGTGCTGGTCTTGTAAACTTTGGTCAGAAAACCAGAGCAAGAGGTGCTAGTGCACTGGACAGAATCAATGTTGCTAGATTGGTAATTTTCCTGAGACAGCAGCTTGATGTTCTTGCTAAACCCTATATCTTTGAGCAGAACGACAAGATCACAAGAGACGAAATCAAACAAGCAGTTGAAAGTCTGTTACTAGAACTTGTTGGTCAAAGAGCTGTAGGTGACTTTATTGTGGTTTGTGATGAGAGCAATAACACACCTGCCAGAATAGACCGAAGTGAGCTATATGTGGATGTGGCCATCGAGCCTGTTAAAGCTGCAGAATTTATCTTTATTCCGTTGCGTTTGAAAAATACAGGCGAAATAGCAGCTCTATAATATCGATAGAGTAAAGCGAAAAAGGGTAGTTTTTGCTACCCTTTTTTTATCTCGTCCAAACCCATTTAGAACTTCCGCAGTCGTATATACGCAAATAACCCTGCGATTCGCGAAGCTCTCGTTCTGTAACTGAGCAATCACTGGGCTTACGCAACGAATAACGATGATGTCGTATTCCTTCAGCAGGTAAAAAATACCAATAGTTCGGAGGCGAATTGTGTATAAATTCAAATCCTAATTTTTCATAAACTGTTTCTTTTCTATTCCACCGCAAATCGCAAAAACTAGTAATACACTGAGGATTGTGGCTATTTAAAAAATGTTTAAACAGCTTGGATGCCGATCCTACTACCTGAGTAAATTTTCTAGAGCAAAATCTATTTAATTCCCAACCTTTAATATTTTTTGAAATATCGTTATTCAAAAAGGTCATTACAGACACAAGATTTTCGTTGTAATATAAGCCTAGTCTGATATTGGACCTTCCTGATCCTTGTATATGATTTTCTCGTAGAAATTGATTTGCAGTTTTAGAATCAATTTCTTTTATTTGACATTTTCTAGCATAAACAACTTCTGGAGAACAATTAATCCAAGATAATAATCTTGATTTTACTAGTTCTTTTTGATTAACCCATTCGTCCTCAAAAATATGTATTAAATCTATATTATTGGCATTTGCGGCTTTCTTTTTTTCAATATGATAATCTGAATTTTTATATTTGTCACTATGCCAATATAGCCCGTTAAATTCAACTCCTATTTTTTTGTTAGGCAATAACAGATCTATTTCTTTTGGAGCAATTACAGATCTATTATTTGTTTCAACAACAGTGTAATCTTTTAAAAAATCATAAATCTCTGCTTCGTAAATACTGGTTCCTTTTAAAGGAGGGTAGCAAGTTGGACACATTTTGGCTGTAATTTTGCTTGCAGTTGCATACTGTCTAGTTCTTGTGAATCTAGTACCGCACGTTGTACACTCAATAGAAAACAAGTTGTCGTTTGTGCTATGTAAATTATACCCAAATTCTTCTAGCCTTGATTCTGCTTCTGTGATGCTTTGTTGTGTTCTTGCTCGGTTTGCGTTTATGGAAGATTGTGAAATTTTCTTTTTAGTTTCGTCTGAATGAGATTTTCCTCTAAAAAATGCAAGATCATAACCTCTTGAGCGTTTTGTTTCTAGTGCTTTTTGCACTTGTTCTTTTGTAATAATTTGATTTGCTCTTTTTTGTTTTATTTTTTCTTTTGTTTCTTGAGAATGGTTGCGGCCTAAAAGAGGGTGATTGTTATTTTCTTGCCAGAATGCATTTCTCTCTTTTGCTTTCTTCGATAAGATTGTCTTTTGATCTTGTGACATTTTTTTATTTTTGTTGTGAGGAGTCTTTCCTTTGTTTGATTTGGAAATTCTGTCTTTTGATTCTTGTGTTAAGTGATTGCCATAATTGGGATTATTTTTACCAGCATTTTGTTGTTGCTTTAGTTGCCTGTATTCCGGTGTTACTACGTCGCCGTATTTTTCTTTGTATTCTTTCACAGTTGTGTTATGTTTTTTGAGATGTTTCCAAGTAATCATATTCTGAAATTTTTCTTGACAGATCTGGCAAACAATCATATGTAGACATCCTTATTAATTCTGTTAAGTCTATTTATGCAAACTATAAAAATCATGCACTTTTTTATGGGTCAAAAAAATATAGCAAAAAATGATAAATACTCTTGACAAGGAGTTACACATATGGCAATCTCAACACTATCAAGAATCTCGGTACCTCTAGATACACAGGATTCTGCATCTAGCCAGGGCCTCTTGATGCCCAAGCTGCAGTATCGTTTCAGAGTTTCACTAGAAAACTTTGGTGTGTCCACACCGACTACAGAATTAACAAAACAGGTCGTAAGTGCAAGTCGTCCACAGGTAGAATTTGAAGAGATGGAAATTCATACCTACAACACTCGTGCTTATCTTGCTGGCAAACATGCATGGCAGCCTGTAACAATCACTCTAAGAGAAGACGTAAACAACAGGGTGCAGAAGCTTGTAGGCGAGCAGCTACAGAAGCAGTTCGACTTTTTCGAACAGAGTTCTGCAGCAAGTGGTATTGACTATAAATTTACCACAAGAATTGAAATACTAGACGGTGGCAACGGCGCCAACACTCCTAATGTGTTAGAAACATTTGAGCTTTATGGTTGTTTTGTGCAAAATGCAAACTATAACGAACTAGACTATTCTAACAGCGAACCGGTCACAGTTGAACTGTCAATTCGTTATGATAATGCTGTCCAAACACCAGAAAATACTGGCATTGGCACAACTGTTGGCAGAACAGCAGGCAGCTTGATTACAGGCGGCGGCTTGTAATATTTCTACAACTCCTGTCATGTAAAAAGGGGCCCAGTGCCCCTTTTTTATTAAATGCTCGGTTAATTTTGAAAACTAAATACACATATGGCAATATTCGACGGTTTTTTTGATCAAGCATTTCGAGGACTCACCAACCCCAAAGGAAATCTTGGTGATTGGAGGCATGCCAGCAGACTGTTTGTAGACAACAATTTTCAGTATGCTCCTCACTCAAAATTTCTATATCATGTGGGATTTTTTCTAACACCGGCTGCTCAACGTTTTACAGAAGATATTTTTAAACCTTACGAAAATGTAGTAGGCATGCTGGTAAGAACTGCCGACCTGCCTGGATTTTCTGTAAATCTGGAAACCAAGAACAAATACAATCGTAAGAAAAATATTCAAACAAATATCGAGTATGAACCAATATCCATAGAATTCTATGATGATAACTTTGGTTTGATTACTGCCTTAATGGAAGCATATTATCGCTATTACTATGCTGATGCAAATACAGCAGGTGAAACAGGCCAGGGTCCTTACGGCACTGCAAATGGAGACACACTATATAAAGATGCACAGGCCAATAACCATGCGTTTGGTTTGGACAATCGTGTACCTCCTGTTCCCTTTTTTGACAAGATTGAAATCACTCAGATGCAAAGGCGTAGGTTTACCACATTCAGACTAATCCGACCAATACTTTCTTCCTGGAATCACGATTCGGTGGATGCTAGCGACACAAATACACCAATGTCAAATTCAATTACAGTAAACTATGACACTGTGGTATATGAGAGAGGTGATGTAGAAACAGGATCAAACGGATCGCCCACAACATTTGGCCAGGAAAAATACGACAAAGTTCCCAGCCCTATATCTACACTGGGAGGTGCTGCCGGCGGATTGAGAGAAGTTGTAGGCGGTGCAGGCGACATTGTTGGAGGCAGAACTGGCGGGCTATTGGGCACTGCAATTGCAGGTGTAAATGTTTTTGAAACTGCTACAAATTTAACACAAGAAGGCCTAAGAGAAGAAGGGCTTAACATAGCTACACAGGCCCTAGGCGACTTAGCAACAGGCAATTTCAGTGTGGGAAGTATTTTAGGTTCAGGCGGGTCCGGCGACAATTTACAGATAGTGTTTCCGAAAACTCTGGGAAATGCCGGGGAAAACCAAGACACGGCTGCACAAGCAAGGCAGCTGACAGCAGGAACTGCAGAACAAAATGCTGTAGACGCAGTTATGGCAAGCGGTCCTGGAATAGATACTCCGGGGGCTTTTGTTGGCCCGCCAACACCCGATGTGTTAGCACAGCCAGCAGATTTATCGTCTGGTATTATAAGCCAAGAACCTCTATTTCAGCTAGACAGTAGAGGTCAAGAATTACTGGCCCAAGAAGCAAGTGCACGAGGACTAGATTAATGCCAAGTTTACCGATCATCAAACCAACCAAGTTTTCAGACAGAGATGTTGTACGATTCTTTGATACTTTTAGAGACGCACCATTAGAATATTCGGCAAACGAAGTAGACGCTGTGGTGTCTTTTTTTGAAAAAAGAGGGTTCGACGAAACAGCAGCAATAAGCACTGCAACTATACTACTTCAACAGGCAAAAATAGACGCTGTGAATGTGTACACTCTGTTAGACACACTGCAAGGCCTAACAGAAGTAGAATTAAGCAAAATTGTGGCTGAAATTCTCAACCTTAATCGGCCTAAGTCTAGCTCACTGGGATATAAAGTCAAAACCACAACCCAGACTCTGGAAACCAGAAATATTGTGCTATGAGTCGCTTTGCACAGGGAAAATTTACGCTAAAAAATCCTGACAAATATATCGGAAACAAAACACCGACTTATAGAAGTTCATGGGAGTTTGCGTTTTGCAGATTCTGTGACGAACATCCTTCAGTTCTAAAATGGGCATCAGAAGCAATAAAAATTCCTTATAGAAATCCGCTAACAGGAAAATATACTATCTATGTGCCTGATTTTTTTATATCTTATACTGACAGATCTGGAATACAAAAAAATGAAATTATCGAAGTAAAACCTTCCACCCAAGCATTTCGAGAAAATCTAGGCAAGAGCAAACACAATAAAGCTCACTATATTGTTAATCAAGCCAAATGGCAAGCTGCTCGAGCATATGCAAAACAACAAGGATTACAATTTAGAATTGTTACAGAAAACGATATCTTTGCAGGAACAAGAAACAACGTAAAAAGAAAATAAATAATAAACTACATACTTAATGGTGTTTTTATGACAAAAAAATTACAAGAAATATTCGACGTCGAAGACGAAAAAGAACTAAAACAAAAGCAGCAGTCAGAGCCACAGCAGAAACAGGTAGAGGAAGAATCTGAAATTCGTGACATTGCTGAGCTAGACAAGATCGCATCGGCTTTGCCCGCCCAAAAAGGATTGGGAAAACTAGCCGACCAAGAACTAGACGAAGTAGCCACAAAAGCAATGGATGCCTATGAAGATTTAATGGATCTTGGTATGAATGTGGAAAGTCGGTACTCGGGCAGAGTTTTTGAGGTTGCTTCTACCATGCTGAAAACCAATCTAGAAGCAAAAACAGCCAAGATAGACAAAAAATTGAAAATGATTGAGCTGCAGCTCAAAAAAGAAAAACAAGACGAAAAGTCTAGCGGAGAAGGCGATGTTGTACAAGGTGAAGGATATGTAGTAACTGACCGCAACAGTTTGCTTGAAAAATTGAAAAATCTTGATAAATAACCATATAGGATTTACATATGAAAACATTCAAAGATTACCTAACAGAAAGCAAGAAAACATATCAATTCAAGATTGGTATTGCAGGCGAGTTACCAGAAGACATCGAAGATAAACTGGAAACTGTGCTGGAAAAATATTCTCTTGTTAATTTAAGTTCCCCAAAAAGAACTCCAATAAGTGAAAGACCGTTAGACTTTCCACAGCTTCAGAATATGGAAGTGACATACTATGAGGTAGAACTTAACTATCCTACCACAGTGCAAGTTTTGCAGGAGTATATTGGTTACACCTGCGGTATAGACAAGGCCTATGTTATAGTAAGGAATCCTTACGAGCCGCAAGAAATTTATCAACATGAACATCAACAACGAGAAGATGCTCCCTATGAGCCTATTCTAAATCAGGAGGACATGGGCGGAGAGTCTGCACAGGACTTTGTAGGCGAAAACAGAGTAATGGACCTGTTGAAAGAACTCGAACGGGCAAGAAAAGAAAGAGAAAATGATCCAAGCATAGGAGGACCTCAAGGAGATTCTCAGGACATCACAATGGATCAAAACACACAGAGTGCAATAGGAAGCTAATCATGGACATGAACAAAATTTTAAACAACTTCGAAGCAGCTTCAAAAGGAGAGTATGCTCCAAGCAAGCAAGAGAACAACGAAATGAAGACGATTCTGGAATCTCTAGCTAATGTTGCAGGCAACAACAAGAAACCTGTACAAGAAGCAGCATCAGTTGTAGTAGGCGACAGTGCAGATGAAGTTGCACAGCTTGCTCGACTAATGAACAATGCAGGTGCTCCTGCAGAACCTGTAGGTGCTCAGCCCACTACCATGCACGAGCCTACAGACATTGCTGATATGCCTCCCATGACTGCTCCTCAACCCTTGGATGATCCGGAAATTATCAGCAAACCTGTTGCAGAAGACGACTGGGACAATGCACCAGAAGAAACCTATGATGATCACGAAAAATTAACACATGATCTATCAGGCGGTATAAATCGCCGCAAGAAGAGCTATAAAAGAGCAGAGCCTGGTGACAATCCTATTACTGCAGAAAGTTCATTGAAAGAAGAACTTTCCAGGATACTCAAAAAGAAAATGACTGAGAAGAAAACCAAACCGAAATCAAAAAAAAAATACAAAAAATACACCGTAGAAGCCCGTAAAGACAGCAATTTCAATCTCAGCGACATTGAAAAATTAAACAATATGGATTTGGAAACTGCAAAGCAACATGCTAGTACCATGATGCAGAATGCAAAAACCATGAGACCAGAAAAAGTCCAACATTTTTTGAGACAAATAGAAAATGCACCCAATGTGGCTGAAATAATTTTTATTATGTGGAATCAGTACCTAGCAGGCACTGGAGATGCTGTAATTGGTAGTAGACACAGCACCAAAAAAAGCAATTACAGACATCATTTTGAAGATACAGATATAGAAGAATCTCCTCTAGATTATAAATCATTTAAAGAAGGTGGTGAACTTCAAGAACTAAGGGACGCTATCGAAAGCAACAAAATTGTCAGTGTAGCATTTGTCAAAAAAGATGGCACAGTAAGACAAATGGCAATTAAAAAGAATCTGTCAGCTTATGTTCCTAGCACAGCAGCCAAAACGGATCGTCAAGCCAATGTTCAACAAAATAACGACATTTACAAGGTTGTTGACATAAATGCATACAACAAACGATTGCGTGAACTTAAACAAGAAGGCATGGATCCTGAACAAGCACAAGCAGAAGCAGCTAAACGTGCATGGCGTAGTATAAAGCTTCCTAATGTGCTTGGATTCTCTGTAGGCGGCCAGTTTATAGATCTAAGAGACGAAAACGATATTATGGATCGTTTTGGCGAAGAAGTTTATAACAGTCTGACACCTACAATGCAAAAATCAATAAACGACAATCAGAAGACATCTGAAAGTATGTTTGCTGAAGCAACTCAAAAACCCAGAAATTTTGTAGCTAAACATGCTCAGAGATCAGGTGCTGGTGCTCATAAGAGCAAAAAAGACAAAACAGGAAGAAAAGCCAAACACAAAGCAAAAGAAATTCAGTACGAATCTGCTCCTGTTTTTAATCGATATGTCAAGCCTTTTCTGAATAAAACACCGCGTAAAATTGTAGAATTTTACGATAAAGAGGCAAGGTCAATTATAAAAAGATTGGGAGAAGAAAGAGTTCGACTCCAGAAGGCAAACGCAGTTACAAGTGTGCATGACACAGTTCTAGCACAACTGAGAGAAAATCTTGATGTTGCGCCTGTTTTAAAAAAAAAATAACTGCAGAAGCCGATAACAGACCCAGAATGACCGGCATGTACATATATCGTGTTCCTGCTACAGAAGACGATATTGCAAAAAAAATGGGATTAACACATATCGAAACAGGTCGCTGGGCTAAAAAATGGTTTAATACCAGCGGACGAACGGCACAGTTAAAAAAACAAGAAGCCGACAGAACTTTTGGAAAAGGCAAGTGGCAACCTAAATAGGTAAGTATATGTCAAAGTCGCTCGACGGAGTCTTAACAAAAAAAGCACACGGTGCGGACGCCTACTCAGAGGAGCAGATAGCCCAACTTGTGCACTGTATGGATCCTGATACTGGTTATCTCTATTTTGCAAAACACTTTGCCTACATACAGCATCCTGTAAAAGGCAGGCTGCTGTTTGATCCGTACGAGTATCAGGAAAGGTTGATGTCAAGCTATCATAATTACAGATTCAATATCAATATGCTAGCTCGACAAACCGGAAAAACCACTTGTGCTGCTATATACCTGTGCTGGTATGCAATGTTTCATGCTGATCAAACTATTCTAATTGCTGCTCACAAATATCAAGGTGCGCAGGAAATAATGCAAAGATTGAGATATGTCTATGAAATGTGTCCTGATCATATAAGAGCAGGAGTTACATCTTATAACAAACAGAGTATAGAATTTGAAAACGGATCCAGAATTGTAGCACAAACAACTACAGATAATACTGGACGCGGTATGAGTATTTCACTACTTTACTGCGATGAATTTTCATATGTTCAGCCTACTATAGCAGAAGACTTCTGGACCTCCATATCTCCAACGCTGGCAACAGGCGGCAGAGCAATAATTACCTCAACGCCTAACTCAGACGAAGACACTTTTGCTACTTTGTGGAAGCAAGCAGAGCAAACCTTTGATGAAAATGGCAACGAACAAGAAGTGGGCATAAATGGGTTTCATTCTTTTAAGGTAACCTGGCAAGAACATCCTGACCGAGATGAAGATTGGAAAGCAGCAGAATTGGGCAGAATAGGAGAAGAACGTTTTAGAAGAGAGTATGATTGTGAATTCTTGTCATTTGATGAAACACTGCTTTCTTCTGTTTATCTTGCAGAAATGGAAGGAAAAACACCCAAACTAAACATGGGTCAAACCAGATGGTACAAAATTCCTTCGCCTAAATATACATATTGTGTTAGCCTTGATCCTTCCATGGGCACTGGCGGCGATTTCGCAGCAATACAGGTAATAGAATTGCCCACATATGAGCAGGTTGCAGAATGGCAACATAACACCACAGCCATACCAGGGCAGGTAAGAATACTTAGCGACATTTGCAAGTATATCGAAGATAAAACACAGAATCCCACAGGCATATACTGGAGTGTGGAAAACAATGGTATAGGTGAAGCTGCTCTGATTGTGATAGACGATTTTGGAGAAGAAAATATCCCCGGTCTGTTTATATCAGAACCGCAACGAAAAGGCCATGTAAGAAAATTTCGAAAAGGATTTAATACTACTCACGGATCAAAAGTAACTGCCTGCTCCAGACTGAAAACCATGATAGAAACAAACAAAATTAAAGTAAAGTCTAAACCTTTAATAAGTGAGTTAAAAAACTTTATAGCAACAGGGTCCAGTTACAAAGCAAAACTGGGACATTCAGATGATCTTGTTTCGGCACTACTTTTAAGTTTGAGAATGATTGAAGTGTTAAAAGACTGGGATCCCAGAGTCTATGATACTTTTTCGTCAACAGATCACCACGAAGATTATCAGGCTCCCATGCCCATTTTTGTGAGCACTATCTGATAAATATCACTATGAAGAATCTAGAAACAATCTCTGAAGAGTTATTCAACAAAATACGCGGAAGGCATCCTGCAATTACAATAGGCAACGCGGACGGAAAAGTCACTTCCGATCCCCAGCAGGCAAGGTTTTTTGATTTTGAATATCAAGCAGGAGATAAAAAGCTAGGCAGAGTGTCTGTTGGCTTGGACGAAGATAATCTAAGCGTAATGTACACAAATAATTTTGTAAAACAAGAAGACGATATAACCAGACAGAACTGGTATGATTTTCTTAGAGAACTAAGAAATTTTGCCAAAAAAAGATTACTAGATTTTGATGTGAGAGACATTACAAAATCTAACCTGGATAAAAGAGATTATAAATTCCTTGCCCAGCAAAAGGGAGGAAATATCAAAATGAGCGAATCAACAATGTACGGCACAAACAACATCAGCTATCAAAAAATTGGAAATGCACGCCTAAATATCAGGCACAAAAAACCTGTTAATACAGAACAAGCAGGAGCCAGGACACGCAGCATCGACAAGATATACATAGAGTCTCCAGAGGGCGAGAGATTTAAATATCCTTATAGACATCTAGCTGGTGCAAGAGCAATGGCACGCCATGTGTCAGAAGGCGGCAATCCTTATGATGATTTTGGCAAGCATGTGGTTGGTCTTTCAGAAGAACTGAACAATCTAAAAAAATTCAAAACTTATGTAGGAAGATCTAAAGTAATGGCAGAGGGCCTTTCTCAATACATGCACATAATAGAAGCCAGAACCAAAGACGTAAAAAAAGAACTGGAAAACATACAAAAGCCCAATAGATATGCAGACGTCTTGGAAACATATGAAAACATAGTGTTAGAAGAAGTACCAGAAAATGTAAAAACAAACTGGATCGACGAGCTTACTATACGTCAATTTAACGAAGACCTGAAAGATGTATTCCCGTATATCTATAGACTGATAGGTGAAGGCACAGTTTCCAAAGAACTCGACCCTGACGAATTCGAAAACGAAGTCGATGAAGCACACGGTAATAGCAAAATTTATGACAAATGCTGGGACGGGTATGAAAAAGTTCCTGGAAAAAAGCGAGGCGAAAAGGGATCTTGTAGAAAGAAAGAAGATTCAGATGATCAAGAAACCGAACAATTACCAATAACAGAATTTATTCTTTCTCACTATGATAAAGAAAACGGTGCCTGGCCAAAGGGTGAGACTGCTGTTTTAACCGGTGTGGAAAAAGACTATGGCGAACAGTATATCGAAACTGCCAAACAGTTCATTGACAAAATAAATGAAACCTATCAGCAGTATCTGGAAGCATGTGATTGCGAAAAACACAAAGACGATGACGAAGAAGAAACTGTACAAGAAACAGACGCCGAAAGCACCAGTATCGAAGTTGCACCAAGAGACGCACTAATAGCAAACGAAATTGGAAAAGATCTATTCCGCGGCGATTACGAAAACGATGGAAGCACTGTGTTTCAGTTTGACGACGAAGAAAGAGCACAAGACTTTGAATCAGAACTACGCAAACAGGGCGTACAAATTGTAAATACACAAGACGAAGAATTTGAAAGGCTAAAACACCTTGCAGGTGTTTGATTTTATTAAAAAATTACTTGACATGTTTTGCACATCATGTATAATAAAAAATGTGCAACAAATAGGCACTAAAGCACATAGGCAAAAAATTAGGAGGCAAAAACTATGGCATCTCTCGCAGAAATCCGTGCACGTCTAAAAGAGCAAGAAAACCGTCCGAGCAACAATTCGTCAGGTCCTGGCGACAACGCAATTTATCCGTTTTGGAACATGAAGGAAGAAGAGTCTGCAACTCTACGTTTCCTTCCTGACGGGAACGAGTCTAATGACTTCTTTTGGGCAGAGCGGCTTATGATCAAGCTGCCTTTCGCAGGCATTAAAGGCGAAACCGATTCGCGACCAGTGCAGGTACAGGTTCCATGTATGGAAATGTATGGCGAAGGTTGTCCTATTCTACAAGAAGTGCGAGGCTGGTTTAAAGACCCTGGACTTGAGGACATGGGTCGTAAGTACTGGAAGAAGCGTTCTTATATTTTCCAGGGTTTTGTGCGTCAGGATCCACTAGGTGAAGAATCACAGCCTGAAAATCCTATTCGACGTTTTATTATTGGACCACAGATCTTTCAGATTATCAAGAGTTCGCTTCTTGATCCCGACATGGAAGAATTGCCAACTGACTATACCGCAGGCTTAGATTTTCGCCTAAACAAAACTTCCAAGGGAGGTTATGCGGACTATTCTACTTCTAATTGGGCACGACGCGAGCGTCCTCTGTCTGATGAAGAAATGAACGCAATCAACACACATGGGTTGTTCAATCTTTCGGACTTTTTGCCCAAGAAGCCGGGAGAAGTAGAAGTNAAAGTCATGCAGGAAATGTTTGAAGCCAGTGTAGACGGTGAAGCATATGATCCGGAACGCTGGAGTCAGTATTTCCGTCCAGCAGGCATGCAGGCCCGCACAGGCGACCCTACAGTTCCGGCAAGTGCTAAAGCTACTGCAACTAGTCAGAGTGCACCTGCAGAATCGTTTGAAAAGGACGTTTCAAAAGCAGAGGCAGACACTAAGCCTGCGGCAACCCCCGAAACTGAAGATACAGAATCAACAAGCGACGGCAGCGGCAACGCCCAAGATATTCTTGCAATGATTCGTGCACGTCAAAATCAGTAATAAAGCACAAAGGGGAGTGATTCACTCCCCTTTCTCAAAGGCAAACAAAGGAGCTCTCTATGGCATCAAAGGCATTTGACCCTACAAAATTTAGAAATCAATTAACAAAATCAATCTCGGGCATGAGTTCAGGATTCAACGATCCAACTGACTGGGTAAGCACAGGAAACTTTGCATTAAACTATCTTATTTCAGGTGACTTTCACAAAGGTATCCCGCTTGGAAAAGTATCGGTGTTTGCAGGTGAATCAGGAAGTGGAAAAAGTTATCTTTGCTCTGGCAATATCATTAAAGAAGCACAGGCCCAGGGCATTTTTGTAGTTCTTATTGACTCAGAAAACGCTCTCGACGAAACATGGTTGCAGGCGCTTGATGTAGATACAAGCGAAGACAAACTGCTGAAGCTCAACATGAGCATGATCGACGATGTTGCAAAAACTGTACACACCTTTATAGATGATTATAAAAATCTAGCAGAAGAAGATCGCCCCAAGGTTCTTTTTGTGATTGATTCACTAGGCATGCTGCTTACTCCTACTGATGTTGATCAGTTTGGCAAGGGTGATTTGAAAGGCGACATGGGCCGCAAACCTAAAGCACTTACAGCCCTCGTAAGAAATTGTGTAAACATGTTTGGCTCACACAATGTGGGTCTTGTAGCCACCAATCATACCTATGCATCGCAGGATATGTTTGACCCAGATGACAAAATATCAGGCGGCCAGGGGTTTGTGTATGCTAGTTCGATTGTGGTTGCAATGAAAAAACTAAAGCTAAAAGAAGACGAAGACGGCAACAAAATTACAGAGGTCAAAGGTATACGAGCAGCTTGCAAGGTAATGAAAACTCGCTACAACAAGCCTTTTGAAGCTGTGCAGGTTAAGATTCCCTATGAGCAGGGAATGTCACCCTATTCTGGCTTGCTTGATCTTTTTGAGAAGAAAGAACTGCTTAACAAGAGCGGCAACAAATTGTTGTATATTAGCCAGGACGGTGAAGAAATCAAAAAGTATCGCAAAGAATGGCAGCGAAACGAGGATGGTTGCCTTGATACCATAATGCAAGAATTTTATTCGATACCCGAACATCAGGAAGAAGATCCTGAGATGCAAGCAGAAGATAACAGTGTTGACCAGGTAAATAATTCAGACACAACGGAGGAGACAAACGATTGATGGAGGAACGTCAGATTGCAGATGTTTGGATGATGTTTAAGGAATACATAGAAAAAAAGCAAATAGATATAGCTGCAGAACAGTATGTAGATTTGCTGGCTGACTATGGTGTGGAAGACGAAGATTTCAAGAACATCATGGGAACGGATGCTGTATTAGATCAAGCAATTGCTTATTATCTTGAACTTGACGAAGAAAATCCCGAAGAGGAGTTTTGATGGGCTGGTATTCAGAAGTTTCCAGAAATATCGAAAAGATTCCTGATGCTATACATTTCTATGAACAGGAATTGGGTCAAGCCAAACAAGAAGTAAAGCTCGCTGGAAACATCGAACGTGCTAGTGCAGAAATGCCAGGTATTGTGGAACATCGTTTCAATCAGTTGCAGGAAATTGAAGCGATACTGGAATATCTCAACATAGAGCTGCGTAGATTGCGTAGTTCTTTTTTTCGTCAGTATCTGGAAAATTATCAGCGAGCACTATCAAGTCGAGACGTTGAAAAGTATGTAGACGGTGAAGCAGATGTTGTTGACTATGAAAAGATAATCAATGACTTTGCTCTTATAAGAAACAAGTGGCTGGGAGTTCTAAAAGCATTGGACCAAAAGCAGTGGCAAATCACCAATGTTGTGAAACTTCGAGTTGCTGGAATGGAAGATGCAACACTCTAGGCCAAAAGTTTTTTTTATAGGTTTTAATAAAACAGCAACAATTTCTTTCCATAAATTTTTTGAACAGCAAGGTTATAGAAGTTTTCATCATATTAAAAAGAAAAAGTATTTAGGAAAATGTATCCTAGACAATCTACAAGAAAGAAGAGAATTATTATATGGCATAAACAATAACGATATCTACAGTGACTTTTGCTATTCAACAGAAAATATTTTATATGAAGCTACTGAGAATTTTAAATTACTAGATCAACAATACCCAAACAGCTATTTTATTCTACAAACCAGAGACAAAGACGATTGGATTAGAAGTAGATTCATGCATAAATCAAAAAATAAAGAAGATTTTTATGTAAGAGCAAAAAAGACTTTGAACCTCGACGAAAAGAAACTAAAAGAATATTGGTTGCTGCGTAGAAAGACACTTCATAAAGAAATTAGAGATTATTTTACAGATCATCCTAACTTTATTAACTTCGATATAGACAACGATCCTATCGACAAGATTGTAGAATTTCTTAGAACGGATTATAAT